AGATTATGGAACTTCAACCAAAGGCATCATATTATGATTTAGTTTTAAATTGTCCCGATTTATTATCTGTCACTGTAATAGCAAAGGATTACGGTAAGTCGGCAAAATGGTTAAACAATTTCTTAAAAGAACACAAGATACAGTTTAAGCAAGGCGGGATATGGCTATTGTATAAGGAATATGCTGAAAAAGGCTACACAAGTACAAAGACGCATACTGTAAACGGAAATGACGGCAAGCAACATTCTAAAGTAAATACATATTGGACACAAAAAGGCAGATTATTTATTTATGCATTGTTAAAGAACGAGGGTATACTTCCGATAATGGAACAGGAGCAGATTGCTTAATACAAAGTAATAGGACAAAAAATGAAATACATAGATTAAAGCAGGAGGTGGAGATTATGGAGGCGGAAAAGACCAAAAAGGCAAGAAAGCCGAGAAAGCAACCTAAAGTACACGTTGAAGTGGTAGGCAGTTGGCAAGACAGACCTGCTTATGAGCGTTTTCAGCATTGGAAGCCTCATATAGAAAATATGTATCATATGCTTGGGTATGGTGACGTAACGGTTGAGCCGTCGCAGGAGATGATTGACGAGTACAATGCTATTCAAGCAAACAAAGAAAAAGGAGCTTAATGCTCCGACGATAGGACAAGCTCACAGGATAAAGAGAGGTAAAACAAATGAACACAATAGGAATTGCGCTGATTAGTTTCGGTGTGGGACTAATCATAAGTTGGAAATTGGCAGAAAGGGACATAAAAAATGCTAAAAAGAAAACCAAAAACAGAGAATGAGAAAACGGAAGAATATTTCCACAGAGAAGTATTTCCGATGATTAACGCATTCGCCAAGGAGTGCAGAGGACACGCAAAACAGAAAATAACAGTGAAAGGAATATTTTCAAATGAACAAATATGTAGTAATGACGGGCAGAGATGATGTAGTGGTTTTAAACGCCGATGACAGCAAGTCGGTTAAGGCATACATAGCAAAAGGATACGGGATAACAAATCGTATCAAGTCAAAGCACCCGCTTGAAATGAGTGTCGCAAAGATTATCAGCGGAGATAATTAAACGGCTATGACGAAATACGAATTTGACGATTTGGCGTGCATAGACGATGACTTTGCTTGTCGTGATGACGACTTCGCCTGTATTGAGGATGATTGGGCGTGCATAGATGATGATGACGCAGTATGCGACGATGAACGCGACGGACTTACGGAAGAAGAAGCCGACGCATACGAAAAGGAAAAAGCGTGGTATGACCTATTCAAAGAGGTATTGCAGTATCCGTACAGTTACGGATTATCTTGGGGAATAGTTTTAGCATACAGACAACCTATAAAATATCAGAATTAGGAGGTGAGAAGAGTGGCAGATGAGAAGAAAATACTGAAAATGTATAACGATTTAACACTGAATGAAAAGCATTTGGTAGGTGTTTTCGTAAATGCGATGATACTTAGTCGCAATAAAAATGACCGTCAGAGCGGCAACTCAATAACGGTCAAATAACAAAAGTACATAGATTATTAATCTATACAAACATTATATCACAGAAAGGAATAAAAATCAATGCAAATTGTAATTAGGCTTGAACAGAAAGATTTTGAGGGTAACAAGGAAGTATTCGACCGAATGTACGGATTATGTTCGGTACTTAACAAAAAGACAGATAATACGGAGATGACAAAGGCGGACGTTGAGAAAGCGGCGAACGTTGTAAGAGAGGAACAGACGCCGGACGATACGCCGACAGAGGATAACACCGCCGAAGTACCGGCAGACAATACTCCGACAGAGGATAAAAACGCAGAAGTAACAACAACCGAATACGCAATAGAAGAAGTACGCAAGGCATTCGGTGAGTATGCGAAGTCGCAGGGCAGAGATAAGGCTAAGGGACTGCTTCAAGAAATGGGTTACGGCAAAGTAACGGAAATACCGCCTGAGCGATACGCAGAGGCGATGACAAGAATAGGAGATGTGAAGTAATGCCGGAAGAACACGCAAAACTTTCAGCGTCGGGGTCAAAGAAGTGGATAAACTGCCCTGCGTCAATCGCAATGGAAAGTAAATTCCCCGACGAAAGCAGTGAATATGCAAAAGAGGGAACTACCGCACATTCATTGGGTGAGGCAAAGCTGAAATTAGCTTTAAACCACATAACACGCGTGCAGTATCATAAGATGATACGTTCGCTTGACATAACAGAAGATATGGAAGAATACACGGACAGTTATCGTGATTTTGTATTGGAGCGATACAATGCGATTAAAAGTCAATGCAAGGACGCACAAATACATCTTGAACGCCGTTTAGATTTTTCGGAATGGGTACCCGACGGATTCGGTACAGGCGACACCGTTATTATCGGCGGTGGAATAATCGAGATAATAGACCTTAAATACGGACAGGGCGTAAAGGTATCGGCAGACAAGAACAGTCAGCTTAGGATATATGGCTTAGGAGCATTGAGCGAATACGACTACCTATACGACATACATAAGGTCAATTTAACGATATTCCAACCACGACTTGATAACATTGATACGGAAACGCTTACACGCGGTGAACTCATTAAGTGGGGCGAAGATTTAAAGCCTAAAGCCGTACTTGCGAACAGCGGTGACGGTGACTGTATAGCGGGACGTCATTGCGATGACGGATTTTGCAAAGCAAGAGCCGTATGCCGTGCGTATGCGGAGGAGAAAAACAGACTTGCGGCAATGGTTTTCAAACCGCCTTTGGAGCTTACCGAAGATGAAATTGCGGAGGTAATAGACCAAGCGGAAAACCTTGCGAAGTGGTCGAAACTCGTAAAGGACTATGCTTTGGAACAGGCACTTAATAACGGCGTTAAGTATCCGGGATTTAAAGTGGTTGAGGGAAGAAGTAACCGCAAATATGCGGAGGACGACAGCAAAATCGCCGATGTATTAATTAAAGCCGGTTATGACGAAAAGAACATATATAAGAAAGAAATACTCAACATCACCCAAATGGGAGCACTTTTAGGCAGAGCAAGATTTAACGAACTGCTCGGAGAATATGTAATAAAACCGCAGGGAAAGCCGACGCTTGTACGTTCGGAGGACAAACGTCCCGAATGGAATTCGGCAGAGAAAGCGGCAGAAGATTTTAAAGATATAAAGTAAAGGAGAAATAACAATGGAAAAAAGAAAGACACAGGTAATCACAGGAGAAGTAAGATTCAGTTATGCACACGTTTGGGAGCCGTCATCAATCAACGGCGGTGACGAAAAGTATTCGGTAAGTATCATCATTCCGAAAAGCGACACAAAGACAATCAAGGCTATAAACAACGCAATCGAGGCGGCAAAGCAAGAGGGCATTGCGAAGTTCGGCGGTAAAATTCCCGCAAATTTAAAGTTGCCGTTGCGTGACGGTGATACTGACAGAGAGGACGACGAAAACTATGCAAACAGCTATTTTGTCAACGCAAACTGCAAAACCGCACCGGGTATTGTGGACAAGTCACGTCAGCCGATAATCGACAAGACGGAATTTTACAGCGGTTGTTACGGTCATGCGTCAATTTCGTTTTACGCCTTTAACTCCAACGGCAATAAAGGTATTGCGTGCGGTCTTAATAATTTGATGAAAACAAGGGACGGAGAGCCTTTAGGCGGACGAAACACTGCGGAGGACGACTTTGCGGGACTGTATGACGATGACGACGATTTTCTTAATTAAAAGGTGACAAAATGAAATCACTCAGTATCGACATTGAAACATACGGAAGTGTTGATTTAATTAAATCGGGGGTATATGCTTATGCGAATGCCTCCGATTTTAAAATCCTGTTATTTGCGTATGCGTTTGATGATGAAGAAGTAAAAATAATTGACCTTGCACAAGGTGAGGCATTGCCGAAAGAAGTAATGAACGCACTGACGGACGAGGATATATTGAAAACGGCGTATAATGCGAACTTTGAAAGAACGTGTATCGGTAAGTATTTTAATATTGATTTGCCTGTAAATCAATGGCGTTGCAGTGCGGTACAAGCGTCAGAACTCGGACTTCCGCTTTCGCTTTCGGCTGTGGCGGTTGCGCTCGGTTTGGAGGAGCAAAAGGACAAACGCGGAAAAGCATTGATTGACTATTTCTCAAAACCGTGTAAGCCGACAAAGACGAACGGCGGACGTACAAGGAATTTACCAACGCACGCACCCGACAAGTGGGAGGTATTCAAAGAATACTGCATACAGGACGTTGAAGTGGAACGCGCGATAAAAAAGAAACTCGCCCAATTTCCGATATGCGACAGTGAACAAAAACTGTGGACGTATGACCAACGAATTAACGACAGAGGTGTAAGAGTTGACCGAAACTTTGTTGAAAATGCGATCAAATTCAATACGGAATACAGCGACAGGTGCTATGATGAGGCACAGAAAATAACGGGACTTGAAAATCCGAAATCGGTTGTGCAACTAAAGGCGTGGCTTGAAGAAGAAACAGGGCAGAAAATCGACAGCTTAAACAAGGAAAAATTAAAGGAGCTTATAGCTGATGAAAGCATATCGCTAAAGGCGAAAAGAGTGATATATCTGCGTTCAATGATGGCGAAAACGTCTGTAACAAAGTACGAGGCAATGGAGCGGAGCGTCTGCGATGACGGACGAATAAGAGGACTCTTGCAGTTTTACGGCGCAAACCGTACAGGACGTTGGGCAGGAAGAATTGTACAGGTGCAAAACCTACCGCAAAACCATTTGAAAGATATTGATTACGCAAGAGAATGTGTGGAAAACGGCGATTTTGAACTGTTTGAAATGCTTTACGAAAACGTTCCGCAAACGCTGTCGGAGCTTATACGAACAGCACTTGTACCGAGTGAGGACAGGCGATTTATAGTAGCGGACTTTTCGGCGATTGAGGCAAGAGTTATTGCATATCTTGCAGGCGAGCAGTGGCGACTTGAAGTATTTAAAACTCACGGAAAAATATACGAGGCATCGGCAAGTCAGATGTTCCATGTTCCGATTGAAAGTATTCACAAAGGCGATCCGCTACGTCAAAAAGGCAAGATTGCCGAACTTGCACTCGGTTACGGCGGAAGTGTCGGAGCTATGGTGAGTATGGGTGCTTTGAAAATGGGTATTGACGAAGAAGAACTTCAAGGTATCGTGGATAAGTGGCGGAGTTCAAATCCTGCCATAACGGCATTTTGGCGAACGGTCGAGAATGCGGCGATTAAGGCGGTTGA